CTGCCATATCTGCTAGTTTTAGTTTTTCTATAACAATGATATCATCCATGATAGCGTAAACCATAGGAAAGGCCCACGCTTGCCAATCATCTTTTTTATAGTGATATACTACTGTCTTATCAGGATCTAATAGATATGGTTTTCTGTTTTTAGCTGCTTCAATAATTTCTGCTGGTAATGATTCTACAATTCTTTTTTCTGCTTCGGTTTTGGGAGAATTGATAGTTTTTCTAAGACCTGGAGGTAGAGTTATTTGGTATGTTTTATTGGATACGAACGAAGCCAAAGAACCCCCAGAAACATCGACATAGTAAGGATCTATAAAAGTGTATTTCCACGGCACTTCTCTTTTTTCTACCTTTATGCCATCGACATCCTGAATTATTAGATCAGGACTAGCTACTGCTTTATATAGATTATCTGTAACTTTTATACTAAGTTTTGCTGTTTGTCTATTAATAACAATATTTCCTGTTTTATACAAATTGTTTAAAAATCTTTCGCTACGTTCTTTGCCTCCAATTTTTTTAAACCACTGTTTATAGAATCGTTCTATTCTTTTGTTTCTATGAACTGGCTTTATACCCTGGACAGCAAAGTCGGCCATAAGATCTATAACATTCTTGACAAGTCCTACTCTTTGATAAATATCTTCAGCTTTCCTAATAACATTTTTAACCTGAGAGGGAACTTCTTCATCTGGTCTGAAATAGTAGTAGTCAGCTCTTGTGAGTCCCGGTCTACCACCAGTGTTGGTATCGAGATCAGAATAGTCTAAACGATATCTTCTAGAACCTTCTGCTTTTTGTATACCAGTAAACTCATCAAGAGAATCAGATGATTTATGTAGGGCTTCTTGTTTACTAGCTAGGTCGTCACCCCATGTTATATAGGCTTCTGCCTTCTCTGTACTAGCATTTTGGATACCTTCGCTCTTTGGGTAGTGTTTTTTAGCCATATTTTGATTCTATTGTAATAGGATTGCGATATAATTACTTGTCAATACACCTATTCTCGATATATTCCTTTATATATGTCTTCATTTACTGCTGAAGTAAACCATTCTGGTCCTTTGTATAGTGTTCCTTGACAATTGGTAACATTTCTACGATTATCTCCTATTATATCATATTCGACTGGCTGTAAAGTTAATCGGTTTTGTCTAGCTAACATATTCGCTATTACTAATGAACTATATCGGTCTTTTCTTAATCTTCCCTTCTTACCATTAGGAAGTTTAACTTCTGGAGTATCCCATCGATCTCTTGAGTTCGGTCCTGTGCTGGTTTGACTCATAACTATAGTGGTCAACTCATTCTTGAGTTCTTCTATTTCTAGTATACATTCACTAACACTATCATAAATATTATGGGTTAAATCCGTTGTCATAATATCTTTACCTTCTGCATCAAGTGCCAATCCTAATGTTAATCCATCAAATCTGGGAAACAATAATGTTTTATCTTCTAGGTCTTTTCTCAATCCATGATTAGCTTGACTGGTCCACTCTGCTTTAGCAAATTGTACTAGTTCTATGATATGTTGTCCTGGTTGATTATCTGTGTCTTTAGATTTGTCATAGTTTATAATTGGCCAAAGTAAAGTTTCACCCTCTTCTAGTTTGGAAGGATCATGTAAAGCTTCTTCGATAGCTACTCCACCGCCCTGAGCATCAATACCTATTCTAGTACAAGGAAATATCTTCATAAGATTTCTAATTTTTCTTGCACAAAATCCATAGAAATCATATTCTTTAATTAATCCTGTTTTTTGTCTTTCTTTAAAATTATTACGATTGGTAGTCCAACAATATACTACTCTTGAATGATCTTGGTTGGCTTCTAGTATGATAATACTGAAATTATCTTGTTCACTAGCAGGATCGATACCATAGATATATTGTTTTGATGTGTTTCCAGAAATGGCTGCATCAAAAATAATAGGATTATTATTAATTGTTATTGGATTGGTATCAGTAACTACACAACTTTCTATTAAGCTTCGTTTAAAGAATCCATTACTGTCTGACGTAAAACATGCTCCATACTCCATATTATATATGCCGGTATGTATAGTAGCTTTTGCTCTACTTACTTGTTTGTCATCCATAAATCCTTTTGGAATCAGTTCGTAAGGGATACGTATGATACTATAATCTTTCCAATTAAAATTACCTGGCACTTCTCCTTTAAACATTTCTTCCAATTTTTTTTGATCTCCTTTACTTTCAATAATTGTTTTATATCTGTTCCAATACTGGGCGAAGTGTTTGAACGAATAATCCGCTGTTCCACTTATAATTGCCTGATTACCCATTTTGGCATTTAATGTTTCTAGTTGTTCATTCCATAGTCCTGCTTCAATCATCGCGGCTCTTTTTGCTTCTTCTTTTACGTTCTGAATAGGACTGGCAGACACGGCAGCGAAACCAGAAACTACTGTCTCGTAAATATCTGGACTTATAGACGCAAATTCGTCTGCAATAATAATATGTGCTCTTAGACCTCTAATCTTACTACCATCACCCATAGGAACAGCAATAGTCCAGCTGTCGCCCAAGCGGATTGTACATCTATCGACATCTCTACGAGGACCATCATCATTGCCGTTATAAATACTTCGTAAGATTGGACTATTGCGCCACATAGTTTCCATATATTCAAAAATAATCTTACTCTGTCTAAAGGCTGCACCAACAATAACTATCTTTGTTCCTGGATAAAATGTGCAACGAAGCAAAGAATATAAAGCTAATAGAAAAGACTTACCCCAACCACGACTAGCAATATACATTGGAAAAGCCCGTATCCAAAATTCTTGCAAAATTAATATCTGAATAGGATGCAGTTCTATATTAAATAAGAGTTTACATGTTGAACCTATGTAGTCAGGACTTCTTAGCAGTCTTAAAAGATGTAGATCAGGATTCTCTATGTCCTTTTCTGATCTATGAATCATTGGATTATGATCTAGGGACAGGATGGATAAGTCTCCCAACCCTAACCAAGCATCCTCAAATATTTTTTTCTGATTGTCCTTCAAGCTCATAAACTCTTCTCATGATTGCTATTGCCATTTTTTCCGCATTAGACGCTGAACCGCAGAACAAAACCTTGATATTAAAATAAACCTGTAATTCTGTAAGATGTTTCAATATAAAAGCTGGAGATATCTTTAATTTATCCCACATTTTTTTAGGAACATTAGATCCTACGGGATACTGTAATACATCTTCTAGGTCAAATTCTAGAAGAATAAAAGGATATTTGTATCCTGTCATTCTGTTAATAACATCTTTAAATCTTTTTTCTGTAATATTATTTGCAATTTCACTAACGCTTTTTTTACGTTCAATACAAAGAAGGTGTTCAAAACCTTCCATCGAATAATCACCCGTGTCTAATTTTCTAGATGCTATTTCATGTCTAGGGAAATCCCACGGTTGTTGTTCTCTAGTATCTACTATAATTTTTATGTTATTGTAATCTATCATTGTTTCTTGCCCTGTAAAATTCTTAAAAATACAGATTCATAAGAGTCCTCCATCCCCTGAATCATTTTATGATGTTCTTTGCACAATGTTATTCCATTATTTATATCGTATCTCAAAGCTGGAAAATTTGCCCATGTTCTTATATGATGAGCATTTAGTTTTTTCTTATTAGAGCATCCAGGCCACTGACAACAAAAACCATCTCTGGAGTAAACATCTTTTCTCCATTTCTTATATATTGGATCACTATAATTTCTAAACATAGCTGTAAGCTTTAATATCTGAATTAACCATATCTTCTACTAAATCAGAAAACGAGATTTCTGGAATCCATCCAATTTCTTTTTCCGCTTTTTTAGAAGAACCTTTTAAATACTCGACTTCTGCTGGACGATATAGAGATGGATCTATTTCAACATATTTTCTATAATCCAGATTCACTAATCCAAATGCTATTTTTAAGAAATCTAATACTGTTCTTGTTTGTCCTGTAGCGATTACATAATCATCAGGGGTATCTTGTTGTAGCATCATCCACATAGCTCTAACATAGTCTTTCGCATGTCCCCAATCTCTATGTATATTAATATTTCCTAACTTTAATGTGCTTGTGGTATCAATACCAGCAACCAGCCTACCAATATATTTGGTAATTTTTCTAGTTACAAAATTTTCTCCTCGTCTAGGACTTTCATGGTTGAATAATATTCCTGAGCAACCAAATATACCATATCCTTCTCTATAAATTTGAACCATACGATGAGCAGCTAATTTGGAAACACCATATGGACTTTGAGGCATAAATTCTGTAGACTCATCTTGATATGCTTCATTGGATACATGATCTACAGAAACATTTCTTCCAAACATTTCACTTGTACTAGCTTGATAGAATTTAGTATCTTGTGAATAGTTTTTTATTGCTTCTATTATATTGATAACTCCAGTTGCGTTAATTTCCATAGTTGTACTAGGTTGTTTAAAGCTAGTTGCCACATGGCTTTGAGCAGCTAGATTGTAGAACTCTTGAGGTTGAAATTTTAATATTGTAGATGATACTATTGCTGGGTCCGTTAGGTCGAACTCTTCTAGCTGGAAATTACTATTGTGTACGATATTGTTTAATCTTTGAAAATTGTTGTTACTACTGCGTCTATATAATCCTATTACTGTATAACCTTTGGACAATAAAAGCTCTGCTAGATATGATCCATCTTGACCAGTAACGCCTGTTACCATAGCTGTTTGATTTAATCTTTGAGTTTTCATACTATTCTTCCACACTTTCTGGTGTTAAAAAAGGTTTGTCCAATGATCCATCATTATATTGATGCAGTGAGAACATTTTGTCTCTGGCTTTTTGGGTCGCCATAGCTAGTATCTCCATCTGCTTTCCTTCCTTTTCTCTTACTTCTTCATCCTCTAACATACGTATTAATCCTATCCAAGAACTTTTACCGTCTTCTATTCTTTTAATTCTTTGTTCCCTAGTAGCTTTAAGATCTTTGCTAATCTTTTGTTGTTCATTAAGAAGCTTGGTATATTCATTGGTATAATTAGCGATGCTGTTGCGGGAAAAACCAAGTTGTGTTTCAAGGTTGGCCAATTTTGGAATATCTCTTTGATCTTCTGGTTTAGCATATTCGGCATCCACAAGCCTCTGTAGTTTATCAGTATCTGCTATATGACGTTTACGTTCTTTCATGGAACGATTAATAAGAATATCTATGGTTATAAATTGTTTGATCTGAAGTTCTTCTGCTGGCAGAACGTCTTCTCTGAACTGTTTAATTAATCCTATCCAAGTATCTTCAAAATATTTTAATTCTCCAGTAGTTTCATCAAATTGTCGTACTATCTCTTCCCAGAAGGTTTTTGATCGTAACTTATATCTTAGTGTCTCATCGTCTTTCTTTTCTTCTGGAGAAGCGAATAGTTTTTGTTCTTCTATATATCTTTTGACTGGCGCTGTACTTCTATTTAAAGCGTCCGATATTTGTTCTATAGACAATGAATTAACATTGTCTCTTATATACTTTTCTTCATCAAGAGATAACTGGCCGCGCTTTTTATTCATTGTCGGTTATTATTTCCTGTATATGTTTCTGTAATTTTTTAATATCTGACTTGTGAACCTTAACCCCGTGCTTTAAACGCAAATAAATTTCTCTATGCTCCCCTTGTAACGCCTCATCTAATTTCTTGATCAATTCTTTGTTACCCATAATATCCTGAAAATCTTCACTATCTTTATTTCTAAGGAGAGATTGGTCTTCTATTGTGGTGGGTTTCATAATATTTTTTTTACTATCATTTCTGTCATGCCACTTTTTGTATAGCTCACAGTCCATTTGGTTTGCAAACTCTGTGCATTGGTTATTAGAGCATTTAAAATTCTTATCAAAGAAAGGACAGGTTAAACAAGGTTTATCAGGACGCTTGTAGTTGTCTCTTTTGTAGTTAAATAGCCTATTTCTAACATGTGTCCACAAGAAATTCTCCAGAGGTCTCTTGTTGTCATATTTTTCTAGTCCTTCTAAAGCGAAAACAGCAGCTTGCTGATACATATCATCATAGCTATGATAACCGAATTTGAATTTATGGCCTAATCTTTTGCTTATATTATCCAATACTTTTAAAAATTCTTCTTCGCTTACATTATTTGGTAATGAACTATTATTTGTCTTCTTTTTTTTCTTCATCTTGTAAAAGCTCTGCTATACTTTTTCCTTCTTCTAGTTGTAGTTCCTCTGGGGTCACAATGGCACCGTCTGTAGCGCAAGCTTTAACTTCTAAAACTGATGGTACGATTTTAATCTCGTCAAAATTACTCATTAACTTTCTCCCATATAAGGATTGTATAGTATAATACTTTTTTGTACACTTTCTGTCAA